AAGATAAATCTGTTGCTAAAGGAGTTAATTGAGATGATAATGTCTTAATCTCAGTAAATGTTTCTTTGAACTCATTTAATTGATATGTGATAAGTTTTAAATCACCATTTGATTCTATATTATCTACTTTATCTTTTAAATGTGTAAATTCTAGCCTACTAGGACTATTGGCAGATTTAAGTTCTTCAATTTGTCCTGTAATACTAAAATATGTAGCACAAGCAGAAACAAGTATAGTACCCATTGTTGCTATAAACTTTAAATCAAATGTAAACTTACTTCCTTCGCCTATTTCTGTTGCTTTTGACATCGTAGTTTCTTCTCCTTCTTGATATTTTTTCACTGCTTTTAATGCTTGATTTAATTCTGTTCTTGTTATAAAACCTAAATCAATACAACATTTACCAAATTTATGACCAGTAACTTCATGCTCAAGTTCAGCTTTTTCACGCTGTTTTTGAGTAATCTTATTACTCTTTAAAAGATAGTCTCCTATATTCATTTTATGTTGTAGCTACTAAAATTTCTAATTTACATGAAGCTGTATCTGTTTGAACAGAAACTTTTGTTATATCTGCTAACTGTCCAGATGATGCAGCTCCTCCTGAATTTGCATCCATATTATCTACAACTCCTCCTGATGTATCTGGATTCCATACAAAAGTTTGTCCTTTATCTAGTTTTATAGCCACTTCATCACTGCTTTCGTTTGTAAAAAATAGAACAACAAAATTAGTAGTATCTAAATTTGTAAATCTCATATATCTAACATTAGCTTCTATAAAACTTCCTTTTGCTACCCCAGATGCTATAAAACCTAAAATTTCTACTTTATCTGTAGTACATGTAATTATACTTTTATCAACTTCATTAATACCTGTTATTTGAAGCGAATTGGTTGAACCAAATTGCTGACCATTCAAAGTAATGTCTTCTGTATGCGTTACTAATAAGTTCGCCACTTTTTCTCCTTATTTATTTCCATCTAGAAGTTGACCCCATAATGTTGTTACACCATCAATTATTTCGACAACCTCTACTTTATAATTCCCATTTTTAAAAAAATCTATAATTGCAAAAGCATGATTCCAATTAGTTAATCTTCCACTAAGCCAATCTTCATCTGCTTCTATATCTTTTAAACATCCTAAACTCCAGGCACTTATTGTTCCTCCTGCAGTTGTTTTAGTAAATCTTTGTATATCATGAGTATGTCCATACATTATACTCTCTCCATACATATCTAAATGTTTAAAAGCATGATACTTCGGTACATATTTACCATGAGTAAAGTTAATCTTACCTATCTTTAATAACTTCTTTCTATTATAAGGATGATACTCATATCCTCTTTTCTTTAACTTTAATGCCTCTTCAGTCTTATAATGACTTAAGTAAGGATATCTTATAACAAAGTTATCTAACCACACCTCATGATTGCCTTGAACAAAATGTCTTATTTTGCATTTAACTTTATCTAAAGATTTGTCGATTATATCCATTCCTTTATTCACATCTTCAACATCTTTATCTAGTAATGGAATCAAATCTTCCATTGGCTTTGCGTTTCTCCCTTTCCAGTAATGATTACTAAAGTATTCCCATTCACCAGTATCTCCTAAATCAATATAGATATTTGGCTTTACGATTTCTATAGCTTTACAAACGATATTAATAGCTCTTTCATCGTGTATAGGGAAATGCTTATCTGGAGTAATAATGGCTGTATTCACAACTTCATTATTCTTTCTCGCCATACGTACCTCTGTTTATTTCAAAAAACTACTTCTTGTCCTTCTTATCTGCCTTTTTCTCACTCTCTTCTTTTATCATAGCTTCGATTAACTCAATTGCACCTTGACATTTAACAAATATTTCTTTTGCTTGTTCTTGTTGACTTTTAAGGTTATTAAGTTTTTCATTTAACTTATCCATTCATTCCTCTATTTTATTAACTTTGTCCACCTATTTCAGAACCATTTGCATTTGCAGTTGGTATTGAAGTATGCCTTTTTAATGTTCCGTCATCTTCACAGAATATATAATTAGCTGTTCCATTTGGAGAATATAAAACAAGATATCCAGGAGTATTACCTCCTGCTCCATCATATAATTTTAAACTACCTCTTGTTTCAGTATCTTTTCCTATTGTCAGGCCACCGTTAGGCATAGTCACAGTTACCTCATCATTAGTAGAAGAGCCTTTAATCCATATACCTGTTCTTATTCCATTTCCAGAAGCTTGTTCAGTCATTGCTTTTAATTGCAAAGAACCTAGTTCATTTCCATCACCAGCTGTTATAATTTGAGAATATATTCTTCCATACAAAGTACTATTCCCATTATCATCTTGTCCATAAAAATCTAAAGTTCCTATAGAATCATTATCAGCTCCAGCCACATCTCTTCTTAAAGTAATATTAGGCCCATGTGATGCATCTGTATCTGTTGTATGCAGTGTAATTCCTGCTGCATTTCCAGTTGTATGAATTTCAAGTCTATCTGAACTTGTATCCCATAACATATAATTGCTAGCTGTATCTCCAAAAAACTTAACGTCATATCCTGTGTCATCGACACCAACTGTTAATGTATTGTTTAATTGAGTTGTACTTGAAACATCTAATGTTCCATTTAAGTCTACATTTCCATCAATATTTAATTCAGTAGCAGCATTAATATCAACTGTTGGAGCTGTTATATCTAATGTTGTTCCTGCATTAATTTCTAAATGTCCATTTGATGTAGCTATAATATTTTCTCCACCAGCAGCATCATGAAATGATAATTTACTATCTCCTGCTAATACCAACTCATCTGCAGATTCATCCCATAGCATATATTGACCTGTTGTTGCACCAAAAAACTTAACATCATATCCTGTGTCATCAACTCCTACAGTTAATGTATTGCTAAATTGACCAGCTCCAGATACAGTTAAAGCACCTGTTGTTAAAGCATCAGTTGTTGAGCTTGTTGCGCCTGCTTTTGTATTTCCTTGAATTGACCATGATGTTGAGTTATATGCCATTTATTCTCCTACATTCTTGGTACGGCTAATTGTCGTACACCTGTTTTTCTAAGTGGATATTGTTTTACCATTTTATCATACATAGTTCTAAAATATTGAGCTCTTTGCAAATCGCCAGCATCTTCAAACATTCTTGCTTTAATATAACATACGACAGCTGGATGTAATCCTGAATCTAATCCAGCCGTTGTTTTTAAATCTTCGCTTTGAGCATCAATTGTTTCATATTTGGAATGATATGTAATACGAAGACCATTCGTAACATCATCTCCTTGAAATGTATCATATTTTTCTTGAGTTCTTTCTGCAGATGTTGCAGTAGTATCTTGAGTTAATATCGCAACTCTATTGTCATCGTTATACCATGCAAAATAATCATTAGGATATGTTCTTTTATTTGTTGCCATAATTCTCCTATGTTAACGAATCATCAATTTCATCAGTATCTGCTCTTAATAATTTATGCGAATCTGAAAGTTTAGGTATCATTACATATCTGCTATTTGTATCGAGTATTTCAACTCTTGTAATATCGATAGTATTATCACTTAATTCATACCATCTTTTCTTTCCTTCTAAATCTGTTGTTGCCGAAACTGTATAATTTCTTTTATTTGAAGCAATATCATCTAACGCATCATTAATTAATTGAAACATATATTGTTCTGATTGTCTTCCAAATACTTTTTCAATTTGTTCAATTATATTTTTTGCTGTCATTATCTAGCTCCTTCTTTTTGAGCTTGTTGTGGAACACCTTGTGCTACTAATAATTGCATTCCTTTATCATAATCTTGTTGTAATTTTACTTGTTGAGTTTGATACCATTGATATTCTTGAACAAATTGCTGCATTTCAGCTGATAATGCTTGAATTGTTATTGCAGACATTTCAGAATCTTCTTCACTTTCAATCCAATATCTAACTTTTTCCCATCCTTGTTCATTTCCAGAAGAATTTGTAGCAGTAAAAGTTCCATCTTGGTCAGAGTGAACTATACTTGCATTCATCTCATTCATTTTATTTTGTAATACTTTAATTGCTGCATATAATACAACTAAATATTCAGCTTCATTTGGAAAATTAGTTATTGCAGAATCAGCACTAGCATCAATACTTGGATTTGCAATAACATAATAAACCCCAGACGATGAGGCTGGAAGTATATTTATTTTATTACCCTCAACGTAATAAACTGGGTCTGTAGATGAAGCATATTCAAGACTTGTTGAACTTGATGCTTTATGTTTATCCATTGGACGGATTTCTCTACATTCAACACTTCCTGCATAAACACTTCCAAGTTGTCCTGTAATCATAGTCTCTGCTTCAGAATTAGCAGCTGCAGATGTAAAAGTCTGTTTAGAATAACAGTATTCTTTTAACTTAGGAGGTAGTATATTTATAATTTCCCTTGTTCCATCCATCATCCATTGGTCTATTTCGGTTTCTGTCACTGAACCAGCTAATGATTGTATTTGAGCACTAAAAGTAGCCATTATCTATTATTCCTATCTGCGATATCTTGGTCAATTGTTGTTTGACTAAATTCTACTTGTGTTTGTCCACTCCATGTTGTTCTCATATTAACATGATTTGATGTTTTAAAATTATTGCCGAATACTCTACCACATTTACATTCACATGATACTTTCATATCAATGTCTACACACTTTTCACATTTTTCACACCAATATGTTCTCATTATTTTTTGCTCTTTGCTTTTTTTGCGTATTGGCTATGATGTACCTTTCCACCTTTTTCATACATTCCAATTGAATTATATCCTACTTTACCACCACCTGCATACATTTTTTGACTTCTCATCGCACCATCTGTTTGACCATTAGGTGCATAACTTATTTCCCAATTTGGGTCTGTATCAGCAATTTGTTTTGCTCTTTGTGTTCCTTCAGATGTATATGGTTGTTGAGAAACTACATCACCTGTAGTTTTATCTTTTACTGTTGGCATTATTTTCTCCTTTTTCTTGCATCATTACTTGGCGGTAATTTACCATATTTGTTGATGTATTCCAAATAGGTCTCAGTGCCTTTATTGACAGAGCTTTTTCTAATAACAAATTCACCACCTTCAACTTCAATAGGGATTCCTCCTTTATCATGAGATGGCCCATTCATCATCCCACCTTTTTGTGCTTTTTTAGAATGACTCCAACCTTTTTTTTCTAAACTTTTATGTTCTTTTAAAGTATTAGCTTTTTTAGATTTACCATCACCATACATCATATGAGGTTTAAAATCTTTTTTCATCTTACCTCCATCTTTCATAATATCTAATGTTTTAGGATAGCCCTTTTCTCCTGGCTTTGCAGGTTTTTCACCACGCTTACGTTTAGCATGTATATTTGCCCATAGTCCTTTTTTAGCCATTATTATCCTCCACCAGTTCCATCTTCAATAACTACTAAAACAAATACTTTATCTCCTTTTAGTTTACAAGAAGTAACTGAAAGAACTTCGTCTATCTGAAGAGCACTAGCGCCTGCATCTTGCTGACTTAAATAATCTTCAACTAATTTAGACATACTATCATTCCCTCTTGCATCAGTTTCTGTATTATCTAAAGCTGCAGCATCAGTAATAAATGATTTTGCTCTAATTGTGCTTGCCATAAATTACTCCTTACGTTTCTACAGTTACTATAACAAAAACTCTATCACCTTTTAATCCAGAACATGCTACTTTGATTTCTCTTGCACCTGCAGAACCTGCGGGTGTTAAACTTGTCAAATAATCTTCAACTTGTTTTGATAAAGAAGCTATTCCTCTTGCATCTGATTGGGTGTTATCTAAAGCTGTTGCATCTCCTATAAATGATTTTGCTACAAAAGCCATTTTTTCTCCTATTGTTAAAATTAAAATCTTAGTAGATTCGGAGGCTGCCTTTTAGTGACAACCTCCATAGTTCTACAAAACTATTAATCCTTATTGATTCGGATTATGATGTAGTTATAGCATTATTAATACCAGAGAAGACTGTTCCTACATATTCTCCTTTAGTAAACATTAACTCCACAACATCACCTTTCTGTGCTGAAGTACCAATAACTATATTTGATATTTGAGTACCAGCTGTTGAATTAGCTGCATCTCCACCTGCATCTTTTTGAACAAAGCTAACAATTGCACTACCTGCTGCTATTGTTATAGCATTGCCAGGAGTTTCTTCTTCTACTATAAATTTATAATAGACGCCATCTTCTCCTGTAGAAGCAGTTGGTAAAGTTATTGCAACTGTTCCACCTGCAGCGTCAAGCATAAAAACTTTTCCGCTATCTTCGTTAGTTAATGTTACATCAGCATTAATGGAATGAACTTTTTTCTTATGTGTAAAAGTAGAACTACTATTTACATTTAATATATCACTTCTCATTATTGTGCCTCCTCAAAGTTAAACAACGCATGTGTTTCTGGAAGAGTTATTTCAAGACCTGCTTCTGTAAGAATCATATCTTTTCTTAAATCTTCATCAGCTTGTTGTACATTTGTTGTAATTGAAGTATCTCTATTAACACCATTACCTACAAGAGGTCGGTAAGCAACATGGTCTAAATCAACCAATGCCATATACTCGCCAAACATTCCTCTAAATAAAGGTTCCCTTACAAGAGATATATCACCATGAACAGTTTCAACTTTCATAATCTTATGACCGAATGAACCATTAGATTGATTGAAGTTATATCTTGAGCCACCGCCATTAACAATTGAGTCACCAATAAATCCAGCGCCATCGCCTAATTTATTAAATAAAGAAATAACAGGTAATGAAGCCAAAGCTAATTTACTTGTATTTCCACCTCTTGCAGGGTCGAATACTACTTCAAGGTCTCTTAATAAAACATCATAAGTTAATGAAGCAGCTGCTACTGTTTTCAAGTAAGCTTGACCTTCTGTATATGTTAATTGCTCAGAGTCTTCTATTGTTTGAGATTGACCATTTGCAACAATATGTCCACAAATACCTTCAGTATAATTAACACCACCTGAAGATGCTCTTTGTCCAAATAACATTGCACGTTCAATATCAACTTTATGTTCTCTTAATTTAAGATTCCATATTCTTTCCCATTCATTAGCATACCCTTTATAAACAGTTGCACGAGCAGTATTACTCATTTCGCATGCTGTTTTAAATATTTGAGTATAACCATAATCATGGTCTAGTTCTTGTGACCATACATCTGGTGCACCAGTTCCTTCAGCAAAAGCTGTTCCAATAACCGTTGCTTTAGCATTAGCTCCTGCGTCAGCATCTGTACCAGGATTAGTCAACCATTTAATATCAATAGATGTTGAAGAGTTAACTGCTGTTATGATTGCATTTGCATGATTAGGTGCTCCACTATTTCCAGTTAAAGATTCAACAGAAATAACCATACCTTTAATAAGCCATGGTTGAGCTGCAGATATTGTTGCTGTAACTGTAGCATCTGCACTTACTGCTGCAAGATTAGTACTAATTACAAAACTTCTATCTGTATAAGCCATTTTAGTTCTGTCTTCTAAGAATCTAAACTGAGAATCTGTTGTGGCTACCTTTGCTACTTTTGATAAGTATGTAAAAAATGGAGACTCTTCTGGAGATAACTCTGCTACCCTATCACTAAAATCATATAATCGTCTTGAACCTAGCGATAAACTTAAAGCCGTCTGATTTCCAGGAGTGCCTGCATTTACTACACCACTATTGTAATTTGCCATTACATTTCTCCTTTTAATTTATCATTTATAATACACTTGTTCGACTTCCAGCTTTTTTAATAGATTCCCACATAGATTCTTCTTCACTTTTTCTCATAGGTTGCTCTCCATTTAAAACACCAGCTTGTTGAGGAGCATTTTGATTTTGACGAATTGAATCTAGAGGATTGAAGTTTCCTTCAGTATTATTTTCACTTTCAGTCGGTTGTTGAGTTACTGCTTGCCACATATTAATTGCACCATCAATACCATATTCAGCAGGATTTTTACTTGCAAAGTCTACAAATGATTGTATTTGCTCAGGATTTAATCCTTTATTAGCAAGTTCAGTTTGAAGTTTAGACATACCAACTTCTTTTTGAACTTCTCCTACTTGGCTTTGTACTGCATTATTAATAGTGTCTTGTAACTCTTGTTGTCGATATAAATACGACCTAGACGATGGGTCATTATAGGCTTCCCATGGGTCAAACTCATCCTTAGATAACTCAATGCGTTCAGGTTGGGTTGGTTGACCACCTTGTACCATTGTTGATATAGTATTAACTATATCTGGTCGTGATTCCAACATTTTACCAACTTGTTCATATTGTTTTAACTTTTGGTTTTCAACATGAAGTTTATCTTTTTCTGACTGAAAGTACTTGGCCTGTGACTCCCAATCACTATTAGATTCTTGTTGCTGAGTTGCTTCATCTTGCCCTACATTATCAGTAACTTGACCTTCTTCAAGATTGTTATTTTCTAATGCGTTATCCATACTATTCTCCTTTTCTTTGCAATTTCTCTTGCTTTCCTTGAGCTTCGCCACGTAATCGTAGCTTCTCTGCTTCGAGCTTGACTGCATTTTCGAGTTTACCAACTGCTGTTCTATTAGCAGATTTGGCTTCTGATTCCTGTGATTTTAACTCAGTTTTGAATTTCTCAACTTCTGTACGCTTCCTTGCTGAGATTGACTCTCTGTGAGCTGTTTGTAAATCACCTTGTAAATTCTTAACGGCTTCTTGAGCTTGTTGTAATTGTCCTTGTAATTGTTGCACAATATCCATTCGCTGCAATACGCCTTCTTTATCAAATATATCTGTTTTCATTAAAGCTTCTGTTCTATCAATAAGACCAGCTTGATATGCTTCCATATAAATTGACCATTCTCCCCATCTATTTGAAGGCATAGTTGAATTGCCAATAATATTTATATCGTATTGTCCAACAGTTAAATCATTCATCATTTCACCAATAGCTTGCGATTTATCATTATAATGATTTACCATATATTCAGACATATCATTATTTGGCTGAACTATTCTAAATACTTTTTTATATGTATAATGTTCTTTAGATAAATTATAAATAACTTGTCCTAATCTTTTTAAAGAACCTTCAATATCTCTTAATTTTGATTTACTTCTTCTTTGACCAAAATCCTCCAGCATCATTGTAGCTGAAGATGTTTTTGGCGCTGCTTCAGTATTACCTTGCATCATTTCAAATATACCCATATTTAAATCCATATATTTTTCAACTAACTGAGGCAATTGCATAACTGAATTAGACAATGGTTGAGGTGAAGGAAAATGTGGCTCACCAAATGATGGGTCATATTCTATCGTTGCATTTGGATTTGCCCAATCTCTTTCTAATTCTTCTATATCATCAACACTCCCTTGTGGTATTAATAATTTTAAACCAGAAGATGCTTGCGCATGTGAAGTTATTAATGACATTGTTTTATTTAAAAATCTTTGAAAATCTTTATTCTTTCTAACATCACTCATTGGATATGGAGTATTTGTCCAAATATTTGGTACAGGAACAATTGGATATTTATCAGTATTTAATATCATTTCATATAAAACTATTTGACCCAGAGTGCATGTTAATTTAATTCTTGTTTGCTGAACTTCTACAATATCAAGTATTCCTTGCTGCATAGCTTCTTGTATTTTTGAATCTTCTATAAATGTTTGTAAATTTTCGTTATCAAGTATTCTTTCTTCTTGAGTCTCCATATTTAAAATTCTATAATAAGGAACTTTAATTTTAGAAAAATGTTCAATTAATTGATATTTCTCAGACCCTTCTCCTTTATCTAAATCTTTAATATAATCAGGAGTAAATGAGCCTTTTGTTCTTTTATTTAATGGAGATGGAAATGTATCATCTTCACTGTATCCTTCAACCTCTTCAATAAGCATTTTACCATTTTCTTCATTTACTTCTGATAATTGAGGATATAAATCTAATAATTGAAACTTAGTAAATATAGTTGACAGCATCATACCTGTTGCATCATCAAAATATCTATTTCTAGCATTCGGGTCAACAACAACTCTAAATGGGTCTATATAGGTAAACTTAACTTCACCACGACCATAATCAGCTTCTCTATCTACATATGCATAAAAATAACCAAGACCTGTAACAGCATAATCATGAATAACTTGTTTAAATACTTCATTTCCGTCAGATACATGCCATATGTATTCAAGTATTGTTTTCCATATATTAGCTAAATCACTATCAGAGTCTTCTCTTGGCATTGCTGAGAATTTAGGTGGCTTAGATGTTATGATTGCTTTAAACTGCTCAATAGCAGAATATAGCCTATCTAGTGGAATGCTTGATTGATTTCTTGATTCTAATGCATCAATTTCTGATTCAGAGAAATGATTCCCTAAATAAAAATCAATGTCTTCTCTCGCATGGTCTTCCCACTCTTTTCTAGCATCAGACCAACGTCTCCATAATTCTCTTACCTGTTCTACCCTTTTATCTTGCTCTATCATAGCTCATAATATAATACTTTTAATTAATTTATCAAAACCTTGAACCTGTTATCCAATTATACCTTTTTTTAGGTCTTTCCCATTCATTTTTATTATTTTTAAGTTTTTTAACTTTTCCTGCCTTTTTATTTCCTTTTGCATATTGTGTTGATAACCAAAATGCATCAATTGTATCATCATGAGAACCTTTTGGAAAATCAAGCAATTCACCAATAAACTCATGCATATCCTTCTTTAAATGTACTGCTCCAGCTCTAAACATTGGTTGAAGACCTTCAAATAATCTATCTTTCTTTTTTTGATTACCATATCCTTTAATCCCCATTTCTATACCAGGAAGGAATTTTCCTTCTTTTTTGCTACGCTTAGACACATAATCCCTTAACATTTCTTGATATGATATTGTTTCAATATTTATTCTTTTAATTGGATTGTATCGTTCTGCAATTTTAAATATCTGGTCTGCACAGTCCATCGGTAAGACTCTTTTTCTCCAATATTCAATAACATAATAATCGTATTCAGCAGTAACGCCAATAACCATAATAACACTATAATCGTTCCTAGAACTAAGTGTCGAAGCAGGGTCAACCCCCATATAAATATTAACATACTCTAAACTCCCATCTTCAAATTTTATATACCATGAATTTGCTTCTTCGTTAAATTTTACATCCCCAGAATAGAATCCTTTAGTTATATCCTCTTCACTGAATATTTGGTCTTCAGGAGATTTAGCCTGATTCATATATTCTTGATAAAACTTAGCAGGAGTACCAGAATCTATATAAAATTGCTTTCTTTCTTCAATTTTCTTTAAAGGCCAACGTGATGGCCATAACGGAGTACCGTCATCTTTAATTGCTTTATGTGTTTCTACTGCCCAAGAGTATTCTTCTCCTGTTTTTTGAGCTGAGTGATAATTTTTAACAAGACCATTTAAGAATGAGTCATAATGCACAATTGTACCATTACACCATAAAAACCCACCTTTATCAAAATCAATCGCTGGATATACAGCAGCTGTCACCCAGTTCTTTATTTGTAGTCTAGATTCAGGAGTTTTAGTATTTAGCTCAGATTCAAAGTCATCAAGTATAATTCCAGTATATCTTGTTGATAATTGCTTTTTACCCCTAAGACGCTGTGATGCACCTTTCGCAATCATCCTACAATTATTCTTTAATACAATTTCGTTTTTCGTCCACTTATCGCCTTGTAAGTCTCCGAAATAGTAATGGATTGCAGGATTTTCATATATATGAGTTGAAATCCAATTAAGGTTATCAATAGCCTGGTCTTGTGCCTCGCCAACCCAAGCGATAAATTCTGGGCTATCTTTTTGCGCAAATAAAAACCTATGTAAAACAGCACAGGCCGCCAAGGTTGACTTTGCGTGGTCACGAGGCAATACAAGAGCCAATTGTTGAATTTCCCTATTTAAAAGCAATTTACCTACATCTTCATGAAAAGCAGGTGTTGCTGATGCTAAAAAGTCTTGTGGAGAGAATAACTTACCAAAAACAATTAAGTCTTTGTAAGCCATCTCAAGAATCTTTTCATTCTGAGAAACATCTCCATTAAGATTTAAATTAGCCATTATGGTATTTGCTTAATTAAATGGTTGTTCAAACGTACGATACCTTCTGGTGGGTCACTGCCCTCGAATGTTATCTTTAAATTAGCATAATTATTCTTAGAAGATAATATCGAAGAACCTAAATCAACACTAACAGCTCCAGCGTCTTTCTTCCTGAAAATACCGCCACCACCTTTAGACTTCCTTTTACCAAAGTTATTTAACTTTACTTTTAAATCCATAGTTAATTCTTTGATTTTAATTGAACTTTGAGGTGCTAACGTCATTAAAGGAACCATAACGTTTTCATTATTAACGACCATTCTCAT